CGGCAATGAAAACATCAAGCCTATGAAAAACAAATCGAAAGACCGCATCGACCTTACCGTTGCGTTAATTGACGCGATGGCAACGGCGATGCTGTTTGAGGAAATCAGCTTGGATGTATCCGAGTTTGCGGATGAAGCGTTCTTGAACAAATTGTGGGGGTGAAACGGTGAAAAACCTAATCTATGTCCTGCGCGACTTTGCGGAGGATTTTTTGATTATTGCCGGCCTGGTGGTCATTAATTATGCGACTTTTCAACTGCATTATTTGGCCGGTCTGTATTGCTTGGGCGCGACCTTGATGCTGATTGGTTTCACAATCGCCCGCCATCCTCCGAGAAAGGAGTGATCAACCTGAATGCTATTTAGACAAGCAATGAAGTCGCAAAATCTGATCGAAAAGCGAGAAACGCTTGAATTGAACGTCGATGACAAACGATTGCTCGAAGTGCTCGGTATCGACGTCGGGGACGTGAACGTCAAAGGCAAGAATGCTCTCAAGATCGATACCGTATATGCCTGCGTCCGGATTCGCTCCGAATCGGTGGCCAAATTGCCACTCAAGGTGTATCAGGAAGACGAAAGCGGCGTGCAGAAGCAAACGCGGCATCCGACATATCAGTTGTTGCGTTTGCGACCGAACCCGTACATGACTGCATACGACTTTTGGAAGTGTATCGAGGCGCAATGCTGCATGTTCGGCAATGCCTACGCTTCGATCGAGGTAGACCGAAGCGGCAGGATCGTCGGGCTGTGGCCAATGGATGCAAGCCGGGTCAAAGTCGTCGTCGACAACGACACAGCGGCGAGCGGCATCGTCACTAATCGATCGAAGCTCTGGTACGAAGTAAATCTCGGGTACGAGCAACGAAAGCTCATGCCGGATGATGTGCTGCACTTCAAGGGCGGCGTAACATTGGACGGCATCGTTGGCCTGTCTCCGCTGGATTGTCTGCGGGCTACGCTCGAAAACGGGGCAAGCGCCAACAAGTTCATTAACAATTTTTACAAGCAAGGTCTTCAGGTCAAAGGCATCATCCAGTATGTCGGCGATCTGAACGAAGAAGCGAAGCGGATATTCCGCGAAAAGTTCGAAAGCATGGCGTCCGGGCTGAACAACAGCCACCGGGTCGCGCTTCTGCCTGTCGGTTATCAATTCGTGCCGATCGCGCTGAATATGCACGACGCGCAGTTCCTTGAGAACAATCAGCTGACAATCCGGCAGATTGCTGCGGCATTCGGGATCAAAATGCACCAGATCAACGATCTGACCCGAGCGACGCATACCAACGTTGCAGAGCAGCAACGGGAATTCTATCAGGATACGTTGCAACCGATCTTGACGATGTACGAGCAAGAGCTGACCTGGAAGCTGTTCTTGGATGAGGAAATCCAGAACGGCTTTTTCTTTCGGTTCAACGTCGACGCGATTCTACGGTCCGACCTCAAAACGCGGTATGAGGCGTATCGGACCGGCGTGCAGGGCGGCTTTCTCACGCCGAACGAGGCCCGCGCGAAAGAGGAATTGCCACCGCTTGAGGGTGGGGACCAATTGCTCGTAAACGGCAGCTATGTCCCGATCACGCAAGCTGGGGCCGCTTATTCCAGAAAAGGGGGTGATGGAGCTGGACAAGGAGAGGAAAATGCCGGAGAAGGAGATTCGGACGTTGCCGGTGACGCTGGAAATCCGGGAAGCTGATGGCGAAAACTCCAAGCGAACCATCACCGGGTCGATCAAGTACAACACAGAGAGCGCGGAGATGCGGGATTGGTGGGGCGATACGTTCGTCGAGATCATCGACAAAGAGGCGTTCAAAGACAGCCTCGCCTCGCGCAACGTCGTCGGGTTGTGGAGCCATGACACGTCCCAAGTGCTCGGGAATACGAAGTCCGGAACGCTAAGGCTCACTAACATGGAAACCGAATTGCGGTTCGAACTCGACATCCCGAACACGAGCGTCGGCAACGATGCTTGGGAACTGATCAAGCGTGGTGACGTGGATGGCGTGTCGTTCGGTATGCGGGTGTTAAAAGACAAGTGGTCAAGCGAGAAACGCGGGGATGAACGGATCTACAAACGGCAGATTCTCGCAGCAGAACTGTTCGAGATCAGCCCAGTCGCATTCCCGGCCTACCCTGCGAACGAAGTCAGTGCGCGCGGTTTGGAAGAATTTAAAGCGACCGAGAAACGCGCTGCCGATCAGTACGAAAAAGAAAAGATGTTGCTCGAACTCGACTTTTATGGTTGAGTTTTTGTTTTACCAAAAATCTAATTTCGAGGTGAATTGAAAGTGACCAAAGAATTGAGAGCACTGCTGCAAAAACTGGAAGCAGCGAAACAAGAAGTTCGGTCCCTGCTGGCCGAGGACAAAGTCCAGGAAGCAAAGGAAAAAATGGATGAAGTTCGTTCGCTGCAGGCAAAAGTCGATCTGCAGCGGGAGTTGGAAGAAACTGAAGCCCGCGCTATGGGCGGCACTGAACTGAAGGACAACGGAAACGTCGAAGAGCGCGACATGAAGGAGCTTGAAGCGGAATACCGCCAAATCTTCCTCCGCGGCATTCGTCGCCGGCCGATCACGGCGGAGCAGCGCTCGATCATCGCTGAGTATGAGCGCCGCGCTGTCATGAATGAAGGCGAAACGAAGCCGGCAATCCCGGACGGCGATGTTGGCATGGTGGTGCCGCAGGACATCCAAACGCGGATCAACGAACTGATGCGCGAGTGGAACGACCTGTCGCAGTACGTGACAGTCGAGAACGTTTCGACGCTGTCTGGATCCCGCGTCCTGGAGACAGACGCCAACATGACGCCATTCCAGGTTGTGGATGAGTACGGTCAGATCCAGCTCACGGACAACCCGAAATTTACGACCGTCACGTACAAGGTCAAGAAGCGCGCCGGCTATCTGCCGCTCACGAACGAGCTGCTGGCCGACAACGACGCCAACCTGCTCGGATATGTGACGAGCTGGATTGCTCGGAAGGCGGCCCACACCCGCAATACTCAGATCATCGCGCTGCTCAACACTCTGACGCCGCAAACCTTGGCCGATCTGAAGGCGATCAACAAGGTGCTCAATGTCACGCTCGACCCGGCAATCAGCCGCACGTCGATCATTCTGACCAACCAGGACGGCTGGGACTGGCTCGACAATCAGGTCGACGGCAATGGGCGCCCGATCCTGCAGGACGACTTTACGCAGCCTGGCCGCAAGATGTACAAAGGCCGTCCGATCGTCGTCGTATCGAATCGCCATTTGCCGAGCGATACGGACAACGCTCTGGCCCCATTAATCATCGGCAACCTCAAGCAGTTCATGGTGCTGTTCAATCGCCGGTTCTTCGAACTTGCCTCGACCCGCGAGGGTGGCGACGCATGGCGTCGTGACACGACTGAGTTGCGCACGATCATGCGCGATGACTACGTCAAGTGGGATACCGCGGCTGCTGTATTCGGCCAGCTGGACATCTCGGACGTTCCGCCGTCCAATGGCGGAAGCGAAGAAGAATAAGGCCGGCTAATAGCCGGTCTTTCTTCTACCTGGAGGTGATATCATGGCCAAGGTAGTTAAGCCGTTTCGCGAGCGTCTGCATGGGATGAAGCGCTACAACGTTGGCGACAACTATCCGGAGACAAACCGGGCGCGTGTGAAATACCTGGTACGTCAGGGCTATTTGCAGGAACCAGAGGGACAAGAACCGGAGCCCGATAAGCCGAAGTCCGATAAGCCGAAGCGTGGTAAAGACAAGAAAGGCGCTGATGCCGATGGCGATCCTGACGGTCAATGAGGCAAAGACTTGGCTGCGGGTGGATGGCGAGGACGAGGACAATTTGATCGGCTTGTTGATCGGTGCTGCTGAAACGTACCTACACAACGCAACAGAAGTTGAGTTTGACGGCACGAATCAGCTCGCCAAACTGTTCTGCCTTGTCCTGTGCGCGGACTGGTACGAAAACCGGGATCTGATCGGCCAACAGCCGAGCGACAAGGTGCGCTTTACATGCCAGTCCATTATGGCGCAACTCCAACACGCCTATAAGCCGGAAGTCGGTGATTCGGATGAATAAGCTGCTTGTCAACCGTCTTAACAAGCGCGTGACGATCCTGCGCCCGCCCGGCCCCGACGATGTGGATGAATACGGCCAGCCGCTGGATGACTACGTGCCTGTCACGACGATTTGGGCCGCCATCGAGCCGCTCCGGGGCCGGGAATACTTCTCCGCCATGTCTGAACACGCCGAAGTGACGACGAGGATCCGGATCCGGTACCGTGACGACGTAGACCGGACGATGCGGGTGGTGTATGGGTCGATAGTGTTTGAGATCCTGCACATTATCCACCCGGAGTTCGACCGCCGGGAGCTGCAACTCATGTGCAAGGAGCGACAGTAAACATGGCTCGTCGTTCTGAAATCGTCGGCATGAAAGAGTTGGAACGCGCCTTTAAGGAGCTGGGCAAGGTGCCGCAAACGGTCGCTACACAGTCAGCACGAGCGGGTGGCAGAATAGCACTCAAGGCAGCCAAGACAAATGCACCAGAGGACAGCGGGGACCTGAAACGCGGTATCATTTTGAAACGCGAACGGACGCGGGTAAAAGGTAAAGCCGTATACGACGTAATGATGGACCCGGCGATGAATGACGTGTTTGTGAAAATCTCGAAAGACGGCAAGCGTTCCTATTACCCGGCGTCGCAGGAATACGGCTTTCTCACGGTCGATGGCGGGTATGTACCTGGATATCGGTTCCTGCGGCGATCCATCGACGACAACAAAACTGTAATCGAAAAGAAAGTGTTGGAGACGGCTGGCAAGGCGGTGGACAAGGCTTTGCGGAAAGGGCGGTGAGTGAGGTGGCGGGATTGGAAGTCACTGTTAAGTTAGCGGACACGGAAGTGTTTCAGAACATGCTCAATTTGTTCCGGGAGATCGCCAATGACGAAAGTATTCCGGAAGAAAAACGGAAACATATCGTGGACCGGCTGCTGGAAATTGGGGCGATCAAAGAATGAGCTTTGAACCAGCTTTGGCGCAGGAATTGAAAACTATTCCGGAATTGCAGAATCGGGTCTATCCGCTATATGCACCGGAGGCCAACGCTGAGCAGGGCGTTCCATACTTGATTTACGCGTCCAGCGAAGGGTTGCGAGACAAAACACTCAGCGGTTATCTCGAATCCAAAGAGGTTCGAGGAGAACTGAACATCATAGCCAGGCGTTACGGCGATATGAAGGCGATCACTCGCTTGGTGATCGCCTTACTTGTTGACATGATCGGCAGGAAGATCGGTACTGACGGCCCCTACATCAAAGACATCAGTTACCAACGTCCTGTCGAGATGTACGAACCACAGCCGGATCTCTATCGCTGTTTGGTGGAGTTTACGGCTTATTTTGATGAGGAGGGTTGATAACCATGGCACAAAGAGCATTAGGAACCAAGTTGCTGATCGGCAATCCGGGTGTGTCTGTAGGGCTTCTGACGTCTATCTCATCGCCATCGATGACACAAGAGACCATTGATGTTACGACGTTGGAAAGCAACGGTGAGTATCGCGAGTTCATTGGCGGCTTTAAAGACGGTGGAGAAGTCACCGCTTCTGGGTTTTTCAAGCCAGACGACCCCGGTCAAGCGGCTGTGTATGCGGCACTCGAATCAAGCACCGTCGAGGATTTTGAGATCCAATTTCCCGCTGCTATGGGGGCGAGTTGGGAATTCAAAGGCATTGTAACGGCGTTTCAAACAACGGCGGAATTGGAAGAAGCGATCGGCTTTGAAATCACGATTAAAGTCTCCGGAAAACCGACGCTGGTACTTCCCACACCGTAATCGACCACACCGGGGCTTAACGGCCCCGGGACCTTTTGAACGGAGGGAAAATCATGAGCAAGAACAACGATGTTGTGATCATTGAACTCGACCGTCCGCGCGAGTTGCGTTTCGGACATAAGGCGTTGAAGACGATG